AGATTCAACAGATGTTTTAATTGCAACATACGACAACATTACTGGCGTAGGTGTTTCAACCATTAACCCGGATAATTTTACCGGCAATGGAACAACAGTTGCATTTACATTGTCTACTAGCGTAGGTAATGAAAACACAATTTCCGTATACATTAACGGCGTATATCAAAACAAAAACACGTTTTCTGTCTCCAACACAACTTTAACTTTCTCCCAAGCACCTCCGAATACATCTTTAATTGAAGTGTGTTATAGCTAATAAAAACAATTATGGCCGATACAAAAATCTCAGCACTAACCGCAGCGACCACGCCGCTGGCGGGTACTGAGGTATTGCCAATTGTTCAGAGCGGCGTGACTAAGCAGGTCAGCGTTGCTGATCTGACCGCAGGCCGAGCAGTTAGTGCCGCATCATTGACATTGACCACAACCCCATTGGCTGCGACCAGTGGTGGCACAGGCCAATCGTCTTATGCTGTCGGTGATTTGCTGTACGCCAGCACCACCACAGCGTTGTCAAAACTTGCTGATATTGCAACTGGAAATGCGCTAATTTCTGGTGGTGTCGGTGTAGCCCCTTCATGGGGAAAGATTGGCCTTACAACGCACGTTTCAGGAACTTTGGGCGTTGGTAACGGTGGCACTGGAATAACAACAACACCAACAAACGGTCAAATTCCAATTGGTAACGGCACAAATTATGTTGCCGCCACTTTAACGGCTGGTGCTGGTATTGGTATTACAAACGCCCCTGGTGCAGTTACTGTTGCGGTAACAGGTGGACCAGCGTTTAGCGTGTACAGAACGGGCGCAAATCAATCACTTACAACCGCAACGTTTACAAAAGTTCAGTTGAATGCTGAAGAATACGATACTAACAATAATTTCGATTCAGCGACCAATTACAGATTTACTCCAACAGTTGCTGGCTATTATCAAATTTCAGGCTCTGTTGGTTTGACTGGAACAAACACAAGAATTTTATGTTCAATATACAAAAATGGCTCAGAATACTTTAGAGGACAAGACGCTAGTGTTAACTTGAGCCAAGTAACTGTTACAGGTTTGGTTTATTTTAATGGTTCAACAGATTATGTTGAACTGTATGCTTTTGGAACATTTGTTGGAACAAGCGACATTGCGGCAGGGCAAAAATATACCTACTTAACTGGTGTATTAGTAAGGGGTGCATAATGAATTTATACGAAAAACCTTTTGCAATATACCCTGATTTAAAACCAGAAGATTTTGACTTAGATAAAGGTTCAATTCTTTTAAGAAATGATGGCAATGCAAATGGGGATTACATATTTGAATGGAATCATCCAACATTAAAAAAAACCAACCGATGAGCAATTAAATTCAATTGCGTAAAGGATAAAAAATGTCTTTGACTAAAGTATCTTATTCAATGATCCAAGGTGCGTTGATTAACGTCTTGGATTATGGTGCTATAGGCGATGGTGTAACAGATGATACAGCCGCTATGCAAGCCGCAATCGCTGCCGCAACAGCAAATGGTCAAAGCACGCTGTACATCCCAACTGGAACATATATTGTTAAACAACAACTAAATGTAAGCCAGTGTTCAGTTTTGGGCGAAGGTGTTTATGCGTCCATCATCAAGGCTGGCAGCGGGTTTACTGGAACCAATTTGATGTATGTTGGTTCGCTGGCACAAAATTTGGTTTATGAGAATTTCCAATTAGACGGCAACACCGGAACGGCAAGCGTAAAAGGATTGTTAGTCGAAGGGAATGTATTACATTGCCGTTTTTCAACCATCAAAATCAGCAACTGTTCTGACATTGCGCTGTACATTAAAAACGGGGATAGTGGAACAACCAGACCAAGCGTCAACACATTCATTGACTTGCGAATTATTACCAACAATTACATTGGTTTGTATTACACCTCTGGCCGTCAAAACACCTTTATCAATTGCGATTTTGAAGAATTAGGCGAACAAGGCATTGTTTGCGATGGCTCTGGTAATCCAACAGATGCTCCTCAATCAAGTACTTTTGAAGAATGTTGGGTTGAGCGCGTAGGTCAAAACCATACTACTAGTGGTGGCGTAAGCGGCATAGTCTTAAATGCCGCAGATTCCATCATGTTTAGAAATTGTACGGTTGACGGATATGGATCAAACCCGGCAACAACTGGTCATGGAATTGAGTTAATTGATTCGTTGTTTTGTACTGTTCAATCCCCTTCAATTGGTTTTAATCGTTCAGGCACTGCAACATCTGGCAGTGCTCCTATTCGTATTCAGGGCGGTATAAGGCATCGTTTTATCCAGTTGCCTTCAAACATCAACAGCAGCAACATTTCAAACACTCTAGGTGATTATTCGGTTAAATCTGCTTATAGTCCTTCCGCAAACAGTGGTGTTCAACTGTTCATTGCAAACGCATCAAGCATTGCTGGCGGTTCTGGTGTAGTTGTTCAACCTTCTACTGGATTGGTTTTTGCATCAAACAATGCAGCCAGAATGCCAGTAGCTAGTCGATTCACTTTATCAAGAATTTGGGCTGAAGCAACAACATTGCCTGGGCCAGTTGGATTACTTTACACCGTTACTGTTCGCAAAAATGGTGTAAATACTGGGTTAGTGGTTAACTTGAGTGATGCTAATGGCGCAAGTGCCTCAACCGTTTATGAAGTAAGTTTTGAGCCAGGTGATTTTTTTGGTGTGTTGGTTGATACATCTGCTGGCGCAGTCACTATACCAGCCGGTGGTTTGCACATTGCTTTAGCTTACATGGAACGTTAATCGTCTTGACACCCGGCCCACTGGGTGTAAGATAAAACCTGTACTGGCCCAGTTGACCAGGGATTCTAAAGAATCGACAAAATGACTGAAGAAGTCCAACAAGCCTTAGCGGAAGTAGACTCCGCGCCAGCAACCGAGGTGACGGCCACCACGGATATTGCACAAAATGCGCCGGAAGTAGCTGAGAATCAGCCCGAGCAACAACCTGCGACGAAGACATTCACCCAGGAAGAACTCGATGCTGCTATCGGCAAGCGCCTCGCAAGAGAACAGCGCAAATGGGAACGGGAGCAGCAAGCACGGTTGGCAGAAGTGCAAACCGCGCAGTCAATGCCCAAAGGCGATTTGGATCGCAGTGCTTTTGAGTCTGACGAAGCCTATGCTGACGCATTGGCCGAGCGCAAGGCCCATCAGCTTCTCGAGATTCGTGAACGCCAGAAGCAACAGGCTGCGACGCAAGCCGCGTATCAAGAACGTGAAGAAGCCGCACGGGATAAGTACGATGACTTTGAACAAGTCGCCTACAACCCCAGCGTCAGAATCACCGACTCGATGGCCGAAGCGATTCAGGCTTCTGAAATTGGACCCGATCTGGCCTACTGGTTTGGATCGAATCCGAAAGAAGCGGACCGCATTTCTCGTTTGTCCCCTATTTTGCAGGCAAGAGAGATCGGGAAAATTGAAGCCAAACTTGGCAGCAATCCCGTTGTCAAACCCACAACGTCTGCGCCAGCACCTATCACACCTGTAACAGCACGAACCAGCGGTAACCCGTCATACGACACGACTGATCCTCGTTCTACGAAGACCATGAGTACGTCAGAATGGATTGAAGCTGAACGCGCCCGCCAGTTGCGGAAGATGCAAGCACAGATGAACCGCTAAAACTTCGAAAGGACTCGCATCATGGCGAATAGTATTCTTACCATTGACATGATCACCCGAAAGGCTCTCGAAATTCTCGAGAACAATCTGGTGCTCACCCGCAACGTGAACCGTCAGTACGACGACAGCTTCGCTGTCGAAGGTGCCAAGATTGGTTCGACCCTCCGTATCCGTTTGCCCGACCGCGCTCTGGTGACTGACGGTGCCGCTCTGCAAGTTCAGGACGACAACGAACAGTACACCACTCTGACTGTTTCCAGCCAGAAGCACATCGGTGTGAACTTCACCTCTGCTGAATTGACCATGCAATTGGACGACTTCGCAGAGCGTGTGTTGAAGCCTCGTATTAGCCAGTTGGCATCGTCCATCGACGCTGATGTGGCAAACAGCTTCAAGAGCATCTATCAGTCCGTGGGCACTCCCGGCACGACTCCCGCTACTTCTTTGGTTCTGTTGCAAGCGCAGCAGAAGCTGAACGAAGCCGCTGCTGTCATGTCGCCCCGTTATGCCACCGTCAACCCTGCCGCTAACGCTGGTTTGGTCGAAGGCATGAAAGGTCTGTTCAACCCCACCGACACCATCAGCCGCCAGTTCAAGAACGGCATGATGGGCATGGGCGTGTTGGGCTTCGACGAGATCAACATGTCTCAGTCGATCAAGCAGCACACCACTGGCTCGTGGGGCACTGGCATCACCGTGACCAGCACTGTGACCACCCAAGGCTCGACCACCCTGGGCATCAGCTTCACCGGCTCCAGCAAAACCTGGAACGTCGGCGATGTGTTCACCGTGGCCGGTGTGTACGCAGTGAACCCGCAGACCCGCGAGTCCACTGGTTCGCTCCAGCAGTTCGTGGTGACCGCTGCCGCTTCTGGCTCGTCCACTGCTACGCTGACTGTCAGCCCCGCGATGTACACCGCTGATCAAGCCCTGGCTACCATCGACGCATTCCCGGTTGCTACCGCTGCCGTGACCATGCTCGGTTCTTCTGCCAGCGCCTACGCTCAGAACTTGGTCTACCACAAGGACGCGATCACGTTTGCTACGGCTGACTTGTTGCTGCCCCAGGGTGTCGATATGGCCGCTCGCGCTGTCCACAACGGCATCTCCATGCGTGTGGTTCGCCAGTACGATATCAACAACGACCGGATGCCTTGCCGTATTGACGTTCTGTACGGTTACAGCGTCATTCGTCCGCAAATGGCTTGCCGTTTGTGGGGCTGATCTGAAACGGGGCTTCGGCCCCTTTCAACGTCTTAATTTTGAAAGGAATTTATCATGGCTCTCCCTAATGGTGCTGGTGGTTATCAACTCGGCGACGGCAATTTGACCGAAGCCAAACTGGGTGTTCAAACCATTCCCACGACTTTGACTGGTGACACGACTGTTACCGCTGCTCAAATGGCTGTTGGTTTGATCGTTTGTAAAAAAGCAAGTGACGCTACGTTGACCGTTACCACGGCCACCGGTGCTCAACTGGACGCTGCTATCCCCAGCGCAAAAGTTGGTTCTTGCTTTGATCTGACGATCTGCAACAACAATGACAGCGGCACGTCGTCTACTGTGCCGGTCACGGCTGGTACTGGCATTACGTTCTACGGTTCTGTGACCGTGCCCCGCCTGGGCGCGATCACCTATCGTTTGGTGCGTACTGCTGACGCTACTTGGTCTGCATTCCAAATGTAATAAATGGGGACTTCGGTCCCCGTTTTTGAAAGGACAACCACATGCCTAATACCAAACCGGTTGGCGTTGCGTATAGTGATCCCGAACTTGTTTTGGGCACCACTATTTCCGGCGCTACGATCACATCATCCACAGTTAGCGGCACGTTTACTTCGACTGCGACTTCTGACGCAACGATTGCAAACGGCACCGCTGGTCTGTACTTTCTGACCACCGCAATTACTGCTAACACCACCACGACCACCGCCCCCAAAGGCTCTATTGGCACCACGACTAACGCAACTGGTGCTGGTAAGCTGTTTGTGTCCGATGGCACGAAGTGGCAATTTGCTGTTGTTGCTTAACCCAAACGGGGCTTCGGCCCCGTTCTTAAAATGCCCATAATTTACCTGCAACACCCGGTTCACGGCACCAAGGTCGCCTCGCTCGACATGGAAGCCGAAGCAGATGAACAAAACGGCTGGACACGCTACAATCCTGACACGCCTTCGACTGTCGAAGAAGTGGCCTCGGAAGCCGATGTGGCTCCGATTGCGCGGCGCGGTCGCCGCAAGAAAACCGATGAATCGGTAGAAACCCCAGTGCCCGACTTTTTGGCACCGCAGACAGACGAAGGAGAGTGACATGGCTACCTACACCGCAGGCGAACAGATCAATCGAGCGTTGCGGCTGCTAGGTGTGCTGGCCGAAGGTGAAACGCCTTCCGCAGCCGTGTCTCAAGACTGCCTGATGGCGCTCAATCAGATGATTGAGTCATGGAACACTGAGCGCCTGTCCGTCTTCTCAACCATCGACCAAATCTGCAACTGGCCGGTTGACCAGATCAACGCAACCCTTGGCCCCACCGGATCGCTGGTGCGTTTGAACGGCACTGCCGAGCGCCCTATTCTGGTTGACGATGCCACCTATTTCCGTGATCCGCAGACCAATGTGTCCTACGGCATCAAGCTGATCAATCAGCAACAGTACGACGGCATCGCGGTCAAGACCGTGACATCCACGTATCCCCAGGTCATGTTCGTCAACATGACCTACCCCGACATCGACATTTACATCTATCCGCGCCCCACGCGCTTGCTGGAGTTTCACTTCATCAGCGTGGAGCAACTGACACAACCGGCAAACCTGTCCACGCAGATTTTGTTCCCTCCGGGTTACCTGCGGGCGTTTGCCTACAACCTCGCATGCGAAATTGCACCTGAGTTTGGCGTGGAGCC